CTGCTCCTTGAGATTGGAGACGCGGCCTCGCTTGAACTTCGGCGTGTCCTTGATGCCCTGAAGCGCGAGCAGCTGCTGCACCGCCTCGATGAGCTGATATTCGAAGTCGTCCGCCATGTCGTCCTGCGGCTGATATCCCGCGTCGATGTGGTCATTGGTTGCCGCCGCCGACAGCGTGCGCAGATCAAGCAGGCCAAAGTCCTCATACATGCCCGCGCGGATCTCGGTCAGGAACTTAACGCGCGCCTCGTGCGGAATCTCCTGCGTGTGCGGGCTGATGTCGCCGCCGTCGCTCGTGTCCGCCGTGGCGATGTGGTACAGCTTGAGGCGGTCCCTGAACTGCGCAAGGTCCTTGTCGTCCATGCCGTTGTAATTCTTGAGAATCCAGTAGACCTCCGCGCAGTCCTGCAGGTCGTTGGCGAAGCCGCTGCGGATCAGGTCAAAGGCGTCGATCGCACCGCGCATACCCACCAGCGTGCTCTGGTGCAGCTTGCTTCCCCAAAGCGAAACGATCGGCAGCGCGGCATAGTTCTCACCGGCGACGATGGTTTCCTCTGCATCTGCCGGCGCTTTGGCAAACGTCTGCTTGTACGGCTGCTTTTCCTTGATGATCGTCAGCTTTTCGCCCTTCATTTTGCGCAGCTCGGTGTATCCGTCCTCTTCATAGAGCGTCACGTTGAGCGGCTTGTCGCTCTCCAGCTGCCAGTATCGCACGCCCGCGCGCATCGCACCGGTGTATTCATCCTCCAGCGGCGCAAACTCCGTCAGCTTGAACACGTGGACATGATCCAGATTCCAGAACAGGAAGGAGCGCCCGTGGATCAGCGCATACAGCGCCGCGTCCGACAGCTTCGTGTCGAATTTGAGCCCCATCTTCTCCTTGACGTCCTTGCCCTCAAACTGCACACCGTTTCCCAGCGAATACGCGCAGCGCCTTGTGTTGAAGCTGAAAAAGAAATTGCTTGCGATCCGGTTGTTGCTCGCCGTGAAATCCTGCACCGCGCGCCCGCTCTGCGTGTAAAGCACCTTCACGTATTCGTTGATCGTGATGTTTCTCTGCTTAAAGTATTCATCCGCATCGTGCGCCGTCTTCGTCACTTTGCTTCCCCGGTGCTCGCCGATCAGCTTTTCGACAAATTCAGCGCATTTTACCGGATTCTTCCGCACCTTCTCAAAATCCTGATAGGTCAGCATGTTCCCCCACTCCTCATCTCATCGCTCGAACGGCGACCTGTATTCTTCCACTGGCTTGACTAGCCGCTTGCTGCGCACGAAGTATCGCACCGCGTCCATTGCGTGGTCATTCGTCTTGACCGGGCGCTCCTCGCCGTGCTCGGCTGCCTTGGCGTCCCAGACGTATGCGCCAAACTCCCGGATCGTCCGCTTGCACACACTCAGGAACAGCAGCCTGTCCGTGTTGAGCATGACGGAAACGTCGGATATTCCGCGCCCGACCTCGTTGTCCGCCGCCAACACCGTAAACCCGTTCTGTTTCAGCTCCACAATCAGCGCCGTCGCACTCGGGTCGACGATGATCTTCCGGGGCTTCGTGTCGCCCAGCCACTTCTTGAGGTCGGCCACGTACTGCGCGACCGTCTTCTGCTTGCGCTCTTCCCGGCCGGAGTAGTAATACTCCTTGAGGCAGATCCATCGGTCTTTCCCCTTCTCCTTGCGCCAGAGCAGGAAAGCCGTCGGGTTCTGCACGCCGAAGTCGCAGGAGACGTAATAATCTCCTTCTAGCTCCGGGCAGCTTACCGCGACATGCCGCTTTTTGTCGAACATGTCGTAGATCAGGCCGTCCGCGGCCGCCCAAAGCCCTTTGATGTATCGCAGGAAGAACACGCCCGTATACTGCGCGTGGTATCTCTTCTTGATCGCCTCGGAGAGCGTCAGGTTGTCGTCCATCGTAAAATGCAGATAGACATACCGCCGCTTTCTGCAACGCAGCACCCATTTCAGGTAGAACCAGTGCGCAGGTCCGCCCGGGTTGCAGTTGAACCAATGCTTTGATCCTTCCACCGAGCAGCGCGCCGTCGCCTGGTTGACGAAGCTCTCCGGCATCAGGGCCACTTCATCGAAGAACGCCCCTGCCAGCGTGATGCCCTGAATCAGATCCTGACTGCTCTCGTCCTTGCCGCCAAAGAGATAAAAGTCGTTCGACCTCTCTCCACGCGAGATGACGAGCATGTTTTCCGACCGTCTCTCCCGGACCTTATACCCCCGCGCGCGCAGCTGGCGCACGAGTGTCTTGATCACATTGCGGCGCAGGCTCTCGATCGTCTTGCCGCAGATGGCGAAGTTGCATCCGTTAAACGTCTCCGTCGCCCACTCGACGTAGGAGAACTCCATGGATACCGTCTTGCCGGATCGGATCGCGCCGTCGGCGATAATGCCGTCATAGTCCGCAAAGGCGCTGCCCTTACGCCACCATGTGAGGACCTTCAGCTGCTTTTCGCTCAGCGGCCCCCATGTAAACTCAGGCGTCTTCTTCCTTGCCATCGTCTTCACACTCCGGCAGCATGTCGCTGTCGTCCGTGCCGGCGCACACCTTGGCCGCGGCATCCTCCAGCTGCTCTTTCAGTCCGTCATCCGGCAGCTCGCCGTCTTCCTGCTTGCCGTCCGGGTTGTTTTTCCATTCCTGCGGCTTGCGATTGGACAGCCAATAGATCTGTGCCTTGACGTCGGCCGGGATGTGTTCCTCTTCCTCGACCATTTCGATGCGTTCCTCGACGCGCTTTTTGCCGCGGTCGTCGTACCACTCGCGCTTGACCTTGATCGCCTTCTTGACCTTGACCGTGTATCCCTGTGTCCGATCGAACAGCCGGTTCTCCACTTTTCGGTCGGCAATATCGCGCGCGTGCGTGAGAGCTGCCGAAAGCGCCGGAAAGCGCGTGCGCCATTCCCGCAGCGTCGAAATGGACACGCCGATGTTTTTCGCAATCTGCTCATAGCTTGCGCCGTCCTGCGCCCATCCGCGCACGCGGATCAGACCCTCTTCGGTGATCCATTCGCTATATTTGTATCGGGCGGTCTTTTGCGCCGCAGCGCCTGCCGGCTTTTTCTTTGCCGGACTTGTCTTTTTCAAGAGACCGCCTCCTTTCCCGTCAATGAACCCGCGGTCCCGCCTCTCCGTTTTTTGTCAGGTTCCTACCCGCCGCGGCGAAGAAGGGAGGATCGCCGCGGCTCCCGCTGATGGCATGAAAAAGGAGCAGGCCCTTTCGGTCTGCTCCCCTGTCATCTTCTGGCTTCCGCCGATTATAGAATAAAATATGGAAATCGCTCTTGTCAATATATCATTTGGGTATCATTTGGGTATCATTGCGGTAAAGTTGCGGTAAAATTTTAACCGAGCGCCTCTCTCAGTTCGTCCTTGTACCTCAGAACCGTCGGTTTTGCTCTCTGCATCACCATGCAGACGTCCCGGATCGAGCGCGCTGCCAGATAATACGTCACGCAGAACGTGTGCAGATGGTTGGGCAGCCCACGGATCGCAGGCTTGATGCTTTCAAGAAGGTCCTGCACCTCGTCCTCCAGCGACGTTTCGCGTTCCGCCATCTCCTCCAGCGCGCACATGCGCCTACCCATCGCATCGCCGCTTCCGCCTCCCGGCATGCCGTCAAAGCTCGGGCTTTTGTATACCGCCTCCAGCCGTGACACGCTATCCTGCATGCGCGTCAGTTCCAGCACCTTCTCCCGGATCTCGCAAAGCGTTTCATACGTGCTCTCTACCATCGCGTCATCCCCTTTCATCGGCTCTCGTTCGCCTTGCGCTGCTCCCAGCTCATGCGCCGGGAAGCAAACCGCTCTTTATTCCTCTCTCGCTGCTCCTGTTTCTTCTTCTCGTGCGCCGCCCAGATCGCGCAGGTCTTTGCGTTGTGGCATTCCGGCCCTCTGTTCGGGCAGTCCTTCGGGCATGGCCCCTTGTATACGCCCCCCAAGATCATCTGAGTATCCCTCCGTCATTCCAGTTCGACGCTGTCAAACGCCTTTGCAACCCTGACAAGCATCTCGGCTGCATCCGCTCTCTCGTTGTATCGCTGCGCATGCTCAAGCGACTTGCCGTCCTGATCGAGCGGGTCTTCCGCCAGATCCTTCGCCATCCGCCTGCAGCGCACGGCCTCTTCGCTCATGATGTGAATCGCCTGCTGGATGGTCATCGCGTTCACTCCTTTCCGTGCTTCCACGGTCTGCCCTTGTTGATCTCCATCTTCCTGCGGATCGCCGCGTCGATGTCGATGTCGAGCTTGCCGGCAACCGAGAAACACGCAATCACAACATCGGCGAGTTCTTCAGTGAAATGCTCATAGCCACCGAAAAGTCTGTCTTCCCATTCCTGCGCCGCATCATAAAGTTCTCCTGCTTCGCATTCGATTACCGCTGCGCACTCGACGGGCCATCCCTGCACATTGTTCTCACCTTCCCACAGCCCGTGCTCCACAGCGTCCTGATAGATCGCGTCGCGCAGGGTGTTGAGGGAGAGGGTAGGGGCGTCATCAAGCGCCTTCCTGCACTCTGCATATGTCTGAATAAACGGGCCAGCATACAGTGCATGTAGCGCATTCGCATCAATCGGTCTGATTTCCATCGTTCATTCCCTCCAATTTTCGCTCTTTCTCGGTACAATCACATGCAGACATCCCTCCGGCACGTCCTTCTGTTCCTCCAGCAAATCAAACATGCTCTTCTGCCCCTCAATCTGTCCATCCGCCCGTCCTTCCCACGGCACATCGATATAATCGAGCACTTTCCCAAGCCCCATGTCGTACATCCAGAAGTGCCACTCCTTCGGATTCCTTTCGCGCAGCTGGTCGAACCGATGCGGCCTCTTCTCCATGTGAACGCCGAAGCAGCATAGGGAACATCCTGTCCTCTGTGCGCCCGTTGTCATTAGCTTTCCGTCTTTGCCCTCTACAATCTCTCCGTATATGGTCGGAATGATCGAATCAATGTGCGTGTCGGAAAACTCTTGCCAATGCTCGTGATACCAGTCGTCCATCTCCAAGGCGAGGTGCAGCACATCTTCCCGCATGAAGATCGCAAACGGAGCGCTTCTCTTCGTTCCCGGACTGATGTAGTTGCACCCGTGAATCATCAGCGCTTTTTGTCTTCTGCCCCCCTCGGATGCCATCAGCCCCATATACGGGAACCGCCCGCTCTCCTTGGCGTAGTTGTTGCACGGCTTTTCCTTGAGGTAATAGCAACACCTGTCGCTGACCTTGAACGGGGCCGCTTTATATCCAAGCGCTGCGCCCTCTGCATCTGCTCCGCCGAATTTCTCAAGCCACTTCTGGCTCAGTTTCATCCGGCTGTCTTTCTGAAATCCGCCGTATGCGCCCGTCTCTCCCGTGATAATCGCATGCCGGACCGTTGCATTGTCCTCGCTCGGCCTCTGGAGCAGCGATATCTTGCCCGCGATCTCTTTTGACAGGATCGGATATCCAAACTCCCGGATGACTTCGACCTTTGTCCACGGTTTCCCGTCCGGTTTCTTTGCTGCCGTCAGGCTTTTGATCCCGAGCGCCCTGTGCACCTTCTGGATGCTCTTATCCTCCAGCGAAGAGACGGAGATTCCCGGAGCGTCGATGCCGATCGAGCGCAGGAACACGAACAGCGTGATGCTGTCCAGCCCGCCGACGGCGACATAAACGTCTCCGTTGATTTCCGGGTGTTCGTAGAACTCCCACGCCCTCACTCGCGCATAGTTCTTTTTGAATGCGTAATCCTGCTTCTGCTTGACGCGGAAGTGGTCAATCACAACCTCCAACGGCATTCCTCCGTTCGCCGCCTCCGCGATCTGTTTTGCTGTTTTCATACTCCTGCATCTCCATCAACGCTTTCACTTCTTTGTGCAGTCTCTGCAGCCGGTTGACGAGCCTCTGCTTCTCCTTCTTCGGCATCAGTTCGCCCGCTTCGCTGTCAAGCAGTGCCCGGTCTTTGACCATCTTCATCATGCGCTCTTCGATCCGCTCTTCGATGGTCTTGGTGCATCCGCCCGGCTTTGGCGTCTTTCTCTCCCGCTCGTCCGCGCATTTGCACGACCATGAGCAGAAGCGGAGCGTCTTGCTCTTCACTTTCCGGGTGTAGGCCGTCTGGCCGAGGCGATATGTGAACGCCTTCCCGCAATGCGCGCATGTGCATTCCCGCAAGCAGATGCACTTTTCCATCTTTCTGCCTGTCCCGCACCCGCGCGGCAGCGGCGTTTCATATTCCGGCAGCATGTCCATGATCGACATGCGTCTCATCCTCCTTCATGCGCCTGCACAGGTACGCCTCCAGCACGGCAATCGCCTGCTGTGCGCCATCGCATCGCCAGACGCAGTATCCATTCGCCCGCAGGCCTTCGATCCATCTGCGCTGATCGCTGCTCAGCTTGCCGCCCTCCCGGCGCTTCATCTCGATATACAGCCCGTGATATCGTCCCATCGGTACGGGCAGGCACAGGTCCGGCACGCCCGCTTTGACGCCCATCGCCTTGAAGCGCGCCGCCTCGATCTTCCCGCGCTTTCCGCCGTTCGGGATGTGATAGAGCCACTCAAGTTCCGGCCATCTGCCCATCTGCAGCTGCGCCCACTCCATCACGGCCATCTGTTCCTCGTCCTCGGACGGCACACCGAAGATGTCAAGCGCGGGCGGTCTCATTTTTGTCATCGGTTTCTCTCCTTCGATCGCACGGTCCCGGCATGCACCTTGAGCATGGCAGTCCTGTCGATGCACAGATCTCTTTCACGGCCTTTTCCCTCTTCTTTTCCGTCCGCGTCTCCTCTCTCGTCCCATACGCGCAGAAGAAATCGTCCGTCACACTGTGCCCGTGCTTATAACAAAATCCGTATTCGGATCGACGGACGCAATCCTTGCACCGCACCACTTGCACGGCTATCTGTTCTTTGTCCTCGGGCGGCACGCCGAAGGCGTCAAGCGCGGGCAGATTCTTTTTCATTGATCATCCTCATCAGTCTCGTTCCGCAAATCGGACAGTACGGCGTTTCCAGATAAGCCTTCTGTCCATAAGATGCGCACAATGCTATGCATTCCGCATTGCACGCCGGACATCTATGGTTCTCTCCCCAAATCGACGTAACTCGATCGCTGCTCTCCAGCGCTCGCATCACATCCTCCAGCGGCAGCTCGATCGTTTTCTCGTCCCCGTCAATCGTCACGTCCGACAGCGGAATCTTGATTGTTGTCATTCTCTCTCCACCTTCCCCGTGCAAAAGATTCTTTCTCTCGTGTTCATCATCGGGCACAAGACCGCATCTCCGTTGTCCGCTTTGATGTATACGCATTCCCAGCTTCTCTTTTTGTTTTTCTCACTGAATCCATCAAGCCGCACCGCGTACCCCTTGCCCCCGTGCAATACTTTCATGATCGGCAGAAGGAGCCTCGTGTTCACGAAGATTTCACGCCCTGCGATCTTCCAGATCTTGTGCCTTCTTCCGTCTTTTCCCTTGATCTTCTTCATCCACGAAATGCTCGGCAGCGCGATCTCCTGTTTTTCCTGCTCTGCCGCTTTGTCCATGATCTCCATCATGACTCTCATATGAGAGTGTGTGCCTTCGTTGACGGCCGGCGTCCCCTTCATCCGTATGACATACGTTCCGTCCCCGAAAATCCAGTTCCCTTGCCCATCAGACTGTGATGTAAAATCCGCTTCTCTGAACCATTTATATTCTGCGAGTTCGACAAGGTGCTTGTTTCTCACCGTTCTTTCCTCCTCCCGGCGGCCTCTTCTCTTTTCGACGCAGCACAGCCCGCACATAGATTCCCGTCGTCCACCTTGAACGCTTCGCTTCGATGTCTGGCCGTATCTCTCCATCCTTCGTTTCCTTGAGCACCAACTTGTAATCCGGGTACAGCTTTGCAAAGATCGCTTCGGCCTGCTCGAGATCATTCATCGTCTCTGCAATCTTCTGCACCTTGCGCACAGAGATCTTCTTGTCCGCAGTTGTCGCATAATCGTCCGGATCCCGCAGATTCTTGGAGCAGTTCCACATCCTCTTCATTGCACGCTTCTGCGGATTCTTTCCGTCCTTCTCCATCGTCCGCTCGATCTTCGTGTCATCCAGCATATAATGTGCCAAGTGCGCCAGATTCGGCCTTTGTTCATCCGTTCCCGGCATCACCTTGCCCATGTTCGTATATCCCTTGATGTGACCTGTCCACGTTTTTTCTGCTTCGTCCATGGTAATCCCGTCCCCGGACATTACTACGTGCGCATGGAAGCGATGTCCCCTTGCACCATTCGTCTCTTCAATGACATAGATGTACCGGATCGGCGTCAGCCCTCGTTTGTTTCTCAGGTACTTGATGCGCTTGATGTAATTCTGTACATCCTTGAGTGCCTGCCTCTCGTCCTCTGGACTTTCCCCGTCGTTGTACTTGAGCGTCACACTCAGGTCGTATCTGCAAAAGTTCTCATCCAGCAGCCGCGTGAGCTTCGCCTCTGCATTCCGCTTGTTCAGCTTTGCCTGCGCCTTTCTGTGCCTCTCTTGCTCCGCTTCGGTCTTTGCCGCCCTATAGGTCTTTGTGTTCCAGATCGGGTAACAGTCCATGTACAGCATCGGTCCGGCCTTCACGGTCTTTGTCCTCTGCGTCAGCACGCCGGAAGCCCATCCGCCAGACAGGCGTCCTTCCACACTCGTGTCAAAGAGCACCAGGCAGTCCGCCGCACTTCGGTTCATTCTCCACCTCTGAAAATCTTTCGTCGATTTGTTAGGACATCCATGCAAGCCGCTCCAGCGGGCATCCCGCCCGCTGGTTTTCCCGGCTTATGCTGTTGATTTGTGGATAAGTTCTTCTCCTGTCGCTGACGGCGCTTGCCCTGCCGGCAGCCGCAGCCCTTCCCATCTGGTCAGCGTCCCGCCCTTGATGCATCCCGCGCAGGCCGACGGCAGCCGCGCCCCGATGGGCGTGCGATGCATGCACGTCGCGCAGCTGTGCTTCCACTCCTTGTCCCACATCAGCGGCACGCTCCCGTTCTGGTGCTCGCGGCGATGTACCGCGCGCGGCGGCGGCGCTTGTCGTAGCGCATGGCCTGCGCGCTGCCCTGGCGCATGCGCGCCTTCTCCGTTTCCTCGCGCATCATGCGGCGGGCTTCGATCATAAAATAGGAAGAAAGAATCAAGATCGGGCCGCCGAAACCGACGGCAAGCAGAATCTTAATCATCGTCAGACTCATCGTCTTCTCTCCTTTGATTGGCTTGTCTGTAGTGGATGGTCATCGTGCGGCGCCATGCGCCCGGGTCCCAGAGGCTGACGTTGCCGCTCTTCTCGCAGATGCAGACAACCTCGCCCGGGCGCTCATTTATCCTGTTCTTCTTCATGGCCTTCGATCAGCGCAATCAGCGCCTCGATCATCTCCCGAAGCTCTTTAAGCGCCATGAGCAGCGCTCCCTTCGCGCCAAGCTCCGCTTCAAACAGCCGGATCGACCGACCCGGAAGGCACTTCGCTTCGATGTTCACGGATTTGCGATACCCGATGTAGCTGGTCAGCAGGAATCGGCCCTCCAGCCTCGCATACAGGCCGTTGTCCCTCGTGACGTCTGTGCGAATCCCCCCCTGCCACGTTTCGCCCAGCACGTCGACCTTCTCTTGCGGCTTTTTGATCTCAAGTTCGCTCTTTCCCGGACTCTGCATCGCGCGCACGGCCTTGTATGGTGTGGCGTGCCCGATCTTCTCCCGGTGCTCCAGCATCACGATTGCGTTCATCATGCCGCCGATGCTCTTATAGCCCAGCTGCTCGGCGACGACGCTTTTCTGTTCGCCCTTCAAAATCAAAGAGCGCGCTTTGGCCGCGCGCTCGTCTGCTTTACTCATAGGCATCCTCCCTTTTAAAGTCCCATTCTGGTCTGCTGCGGCGTTTCCGCCTCAAACGGCCAGTCGTTGTCCATGGCGATCAGGCGGCGCACGCTCTGCGCGCCCTCTTTGGTCAGTGGAAGCTTTCTCGCTTCCGCTTCATAGTGTTCGTTCATCCGATCGCGGAACGATTCCCACTCCGCTTTCGTCCACAGTTCCATCTCATCCGTGACGGCCTGCAGGTTTTCCTGCGTCATCATCCTTCGATCACCTCATCGATTTCATTTGCAGCCGGCGTCAGCAGGGCGATCACGAGGATCGCCATGCCAAGGCCGCACAGGACGGCAGTGGTGATGATCGCCGCCGTCTCGCCCGGGCTGTACGCCCAAAGCTCACGGATCATGCTCATGCCACCGCCAGCACGATTTCCGGAAAGATGATCGGAAGCATCGGCCAATCATAGCCGAGCAGCCTGAGCACGACATAACACTCCCGCATCGTCCACGGAACGCGCCCGCACATCTTCGCGCTGACCGCCGGTTCGCTGAGATTCAGCGCCCTGGCAATGTCCATCCCGCGCACGTTGCGCTCATCCATCTCCTGACGAAGCTTCTTGAAGCGTTTCACTGCTTTTCACTCCATTTGCGAATGTTCTCGTCGTTCTTCTCTTCCACGCTGTGCATAAAGCGCAGCTTTTCAAGCGTCTTGCCGGCCATCAGTCGTTCGTGCATCACGATCGCCTTTTCCGCCAGAGCGTCAACGCTGCGGTTGATCTCGATCATCTGCGCCGTGCTCGCGCCCCATTCCTCCGCCTCGGCAATGGTCAGGTTGATCAGGTCGCAGACGTCTTCCATCGCGCCCAGTAGCAGCTTGTCCGGGTCGGCCTTCTTGTCCTCCAGCTCTTCGAGCATCTTCACGGTCTCCGGGTCGGGATCAGGGTTCTCCGAGTTGAGCGCCTCCCTGAACCTGTCGGCAACCTGCTCTTTGATTTCTTCTCCGGCCTTCTTCGCGATCTCGCTCAGAAAGTTCTTCTCGTTTTCGTTCATGGTGTTTCCTCCTTTGATATTTGGATATGGAGCGAGCGACGGGATTTGAACCCGCGTTCCCGGCTTGGAAGGCCGGTGTCCTGCCTCTTAACGACGCCCGCATGCGGAGCCGGGTGAAAAATGGCGTTACGCTGAACGACTCCCGACCCCGTTTTTATGAAATTGTGAGTTCCCTGTCTGCCGTTTCTCCCTTCTGCCCCGGCAGATGGCGCGCGATAGTATCGTCAACCTTATCCAGATATGAAATTGTTCGTGCCCGTCTTTCCAGGCTGTCAGAATGAATTTGCTGCACGACTCCTACGTGCTGGCGGGGATGGTAGGAATCGAACCTACCTTGATCCTCGACACTGACCGAGGACCACAATACCACTCTGCCACATCCCCGTGTTCCGGGCTTTCGCCCGGATATTGATCCCTCTGGATGAGCGCCGCAGGGTTGGCACATCCTGCTGATGATCACCGAGGGTCTCCTTTCTGTGTTTTGTGTTGTCGGCGCCCATCCAGAGTTATCTGCTGACCATCGACACGATAATCGCCAGCCACAGCAGATAGAACCAGAGGTACATCCCGATCTGGCCGCTCATTCTTCGTCATCTCCCTCTCTGGCGGCGGCGATCTCTTCGCAGAGCATCTCGCGCAGCCTGCACGCCTCTCGCATCAGCGGCCCGCGCTTCTTGGGCAGCAGAAGGTCGATACCCTCCAGCAGCAAGCCGAGCTGCTGCCGGGATACGTTGAGCTGGATCATGTCCATTTGCTTCTCTCCTTTCACGCCGTCGGATATCCGTCGGGCATGATCGGCGCGGTGCCGAGGCCCATGCTCATGCGAAGCGTCGACATGGACGTGGCCAGCGTCGCCATCTTTCCGGTCAGCTCCACGATGTTCTCGTGGTCAAACTCGTCCGGCTTCTCCACGTTCTTGAGCGCCTCGACAATGTCGCTCAGTGCTTCCATCGTTCCGGCCATGTGGTCGAGGGCCTTGGCGCAGCTCTTGTCTGCGTCCTTCTTCTCCTCGCTCAGGCTCATCCTGCCATTGGTCATGCCCATCGTGCCAAGTGCCATACCCAGGGCGGCGAGGCTGGTGTCGTTGTCGCTGTTCTTGCTCATGTGGTTGCTCCTTTCTTTTACGCCGGCTGCGCGGCGGCTTCG